CATATGTTGCATTAAGGGTAGGTTCTTAGCCATTGAGTGCAAAGCAAACGGTAACAAGCCGACCGCGTTGCAAGAACGCGAAATCAATCTAATACATCAAGCAGGTGGTATTGCTATTGTGGTAGACGAGAATAGCTACGACTCTCTCTACGACTTACTACCGCAGTTGAGCTGACATACAAAGGGGATACTTTGGAAGTAGAGAACAAAGGCATACAGATGTTGATCCGGCGCATGCAAACTCATCCTGAGGAATTTTCGCTGTACATAAACCAATCCCGAAATGATAAGAACAGAAGGTGGGAATGGATCATTAACGAAGTGCTGCACAAAGAACCGCACACGAGCTCTCTACGTTTTCTTTCTGAGGCTGACTTTTTAATTTTGAGAGACAGACTACTCGCAGCGCAGGGGGAAGCGTTCACAAGCTACATCATGTCTGAGCTACTGCGTGATGACAAAAAAGATAGCGGCAAATAAGAGCGGACGCGATGATAGTGACCAAAGAGAATAGTGGGAGGACTTTTGAATTTATTAACCATCGACTTTGAAACGTACTACGCAAGCGACTTCAGCCTGTCAAAAATGACAACGGAAGAGTATATCCGTAGCGGTTCGTTTGAAGTTATAGGTGTTAGCGTTAAAGTTGATTCAGGCGATACAGTTTGGTTCTCAGGCACTAAGCAGGAGACGAAGAAGTTTCTTGACCGGTTTGATTGGGCTAATGCTATTGCACTTGCACACAATGCTGTGTTCGATATGGCTATCCTGAATTGGCACTTTGATATCCGCCCTAAAAAGATTGCGGATACGCTGTCTATGGCACGTGCTGTACACGGCACAGAAGTAGGTGGTAGCCTCGCGGCTTTAGCTACGCACTATAAACTAGGCACTAAGGGTACTGAGGTAATCAATGCGCTAGGCAAGCGGCGTATAGATTTTACAGCCGATGACTTAGCGCGGTACGGTGATTACTGCAACAATGACGTTGAGCTTACGTATGCTCTGTTTACCGAGCTAGCTTCAGGCTTCCCCATATCAGAGTTGAATTTAATTGACCTGACCATCCGCATGTTTACTGAGCCAGTTGTTGAGCTAAACGCAGAGAGGTTAGAGCATCACCTTGATGAAGTGAAGCAGCAGAAAAGTATGTTGCTTGATACGGTTAAAGGCACAGAAAAAGATCAGCTAATGTCTAACCCGCAGTTTGCCAATATCTTACGATCCCTAGGTGTTGAGCCCCCCGTAAAAATTAGCCCTACGACAGGTAAAGAAGCCTTTGCCTTTTCAAAGACTGACGAGGCTTTCAAGGCACTACTGGAACACGAAAACCCGACGGTGCAAGCCCTTGTTGCTGCTCGGTTGGGCATTAAATCCACGATTGAGGAAACGAGAACCGAACGGTTACTGCAAATTTCCAAGCGAGGTTCGTTACCAATACCCCTACGCTACTATGCAGCGCATACCGGTAGGTGGGGTGGTGATGACAAAGTAAACATGCAAAACCTGCCAAGAATCTCTAAGTTGAAGCAAACAATGAAAGCACCGGATGGATACCGGTTCATCGACTCCGACTCCTCACAGATCGAGGCGCGTACGCTTGCGTGGTTAGCTGAGCAGGATGACTTAGTTGATGCGTTTGAAAGGGGTGAAGATGTTTACAAGATCATGGCTTCTGCCATTTACGGCAAGCCAATAGAAGATATCAGTAAAGACGAGCGGTTCGTAGGTAAAACTACAATTCTCGGTGCGGGTTACGGCATGGGGGCAGTTAAGTTTCGTTCTCAGTTGAAAGTGTTTGGTGTAGAGCTACCGCAGCAGGAGTGTGATCGGATCATTAGTGTTTACCGCGAGACATACCCATCCATACCGTTACTGTGGAAGCAAGCAGGGCGAGCCCTTGATGCTATTGCTAGAGATCAGACAGCACCGCTAGGACGCGCTGGTGTTCTAAATGTAAGCGGATACGCAGGTATCCAGTTGCCTAATGGGTTGTACATCAAGTATCCAAACCTACGCCGCTTAGTAAACGATGAAGGTAAAGAAGAATTAGTGTACGACACTAAAAAGGGTAAAGCAGTTGTACCTAACCGTATCTACGGTGGCAAGGTTATAGAAAATGTTTGCCAAGCACTTGCACGTATTGTGATTGGTGAGCAGATGTTGACTATCGCTAAGAAGTATCGTGTGGCGATGACGGTACATGATGCTATCGGTTGCATCGTGCCCGAGCAAGAAGAACAAACCGGCAAGGAATTTATTGAAATGTGTATGCGTATGCGCCCTAACTGGGCTCCGGATTTGCCCCTGAATTGCGAAGCGGGTTCCGGACAATACTACGGAGACTGCTAATGACAGCAAATGAAAAACAAGTTGGTGGTAGCCATTACAAAGGCAAGGGCATTCAACCGTGGGATTATATTGCAGCGAACAATATCCCTTACTTTGAAGGCAACATAATTAAGTACGTTAGTAGATGGCGAGACAAAGGCGGGATAGATGACCTGCGTAAAGCAGGGCACTACTTGGAAAAACTGATTGAGTTAGAAACTAGAATGGAGGATAAAAGTTAATGGCTAAATGGTCTGACCTATGGAAGTTACCAAAGAAGGAACGAGCAGAGGCAATTAAGAAAGCGAGGTTCACCCCGCCATCCCCTGCGAAACCTAAAGGCAAGAAAGCACCACATGAGCAATCTTTCAATAAATCATAGAGGATAAAATGAAATCTACTAAGCAAATTGCATTTACACGCGCGATTAACTTACTTAAGGCATCAGGTGCGGTATATGAAGTACACTTTGAAGGTAAAGTGTATGGGGGGCTACCTAAACAAGCCACACGAAAGTTTAAGTATGGGCGTGGTGTGGTTAAGAAGTACGTCATGCCGTTTATACAAAACTTAGAAAAAGGCGCATCAGCTAACATCCCTGTGGGTAAATACGATTTGGCTACGATACAGGGAGTAACTACGGCATGGGCGGCATCAATGTGGGGTGCGGGTAATTACGTATCACATATGTGCAAAGAAAATAATCACCTTGAGCTACTTCGCGTGAATTAAAGACTATGGGGGAAAGCGGATGCCGCGTTAGTTACATTGGGACGATGTAATTAGACGGACGCAGCGAGTACCCCGCCTATTTGGAGCTAAATATGGAAGAAGTCTTATTTAATTTTTTCGTACTGTTCTTTGCGCTTAGTGGTGTTGTCGCATGGGCATCTGCCATAGGGATGGCTGTGCTTTACTTTTTTATTTACCGCGACTTACATCGCGGGTTTGACAAGGACACATTCGAATGAAGCCAATTAAGAGTACAGTATGGCTGATTACAATTTTAAGTTTATTGGTGGGTTGTTCTTCGCTAGGCAATTCATCGGAATCTGCATTGATTGTTGAGAAGGAGGTGCAACCCCTATCAAGAACCGAAGTGATCACCGGTATTAACGAGTGCGAAGCAGCGGGACTACGCCCTACTGTGATCAGCACAAGGCGTAAGATAAACAACCAAATGACGCCCACAATCGTTGAAGTTACCTGCTTACCAAAACTTAAGTAAGGAGACAACATGAACTTCGTTGAAAAACTAAAGATGCACCTAGAACACATCTTGATGCGTTTTAACTACATTGATCCGAACAACGACTATGTTGACGTGTTCAATTACAAGCACATCCCAACGGTGTACAACGCAAGTCATGCGCTTCGCATGGAGGATGCCCGCCAGTATCTACGCAAGCGCGGCAAGTATTTCATTGAGCAGCGCACAGGTGGGTGGAAACCAACACCGGCAGCAGAGACGGATGTGCGTAAGACGTGGAATCAGTATCTGATAGCCCACGGGAGGTCGATGCTTCGGGTAGCTAAATGACAGCCGTCGGATGGAGAAAAAGAAAAATGCAAAGCACAATCAAACAGATCAACAACGCAAAAGAGCCGATTATCTACTGCAACCCGCAGGAACTTCAGGGCTATATATTTGGCGTGTACGAGACGGTCACGATGGGGGCAAAGTCTGATGAGCGCACGATGCCGTTGTTCCCTGCACCGCCTGAGATTGAATCGACACGGCAGATGATCATGCCTGAGTTGTTAGAGAAGATGGGTTGGGTGCGAAAGGAAAACACATGAGCATAGAAGTTTTGAAATCACAGTCCATGCGATTTGTCATGGCAACCATGATGGGAGTTGAAGACCACTGGAGAAACAGCAAGTGGAAAGACAAAAGCGACTTAATCAACCCTGATAAGCCAATGATCATTCAGGTTGGTGACTACGGATACGAGGTGCAATCCTGCGGCGGTGATGGTGACATCGAGGGTTTTGTCATCATGTGCAAAGAGGAGCCTGTGTGCAAGTGGGAAGGCATGGAGTGCATCAAACTATGAACCACATTGAAGCAATGAAACAGGCGCTTGAGGCGTTGGAATTTGCCATTGACCAGTTAGCGAAACCTTACAGCACACAAGCGCAATACGCCATCACCGCCCTACATCAAGCAATCGCAGAGGCAGAGAAGCAAGAGTCTGTGACGCAACCAAAGCGTGAATGGGTTGGGCTGACAGATGAGGAAATAAAGTTCGAAGCAAAATACCTTTGCAATAGTTATTATCTTGAAAACCCTGAAAGATTGTTGTTGCTTGGTAGAACAATCGAAGCCAAGCTGCGGGAGAAGAACACATGAAAGGAAATAAGTATGGCGCAATGTAATTACTGCAAGCATACGGTGTCTCCAAGTGCGAAAACTTGCCCATCGTGCGGTCAACCCGATCCGGCTGAGGAACCTTATGGTTGTTTTTCTTTTATCTTTGGATGTTTTTTGTTGATTGTCATAATTAGCCTTGTTAAGAATTGCTCAGCATAATGAATAAACTTTGCGCTAGCTGCATGCTAAATCCTGCAGTCAAGCAGGTTCAAAGCGCACACAAAAACATAAAAGTGTGGCGGTGTCAGTCGTGCTTGAACCGTACCACTGCATCATGGATTAGCGGCAGCAAACAAAAAGATAAAGGAGAAAAGAAATGACCGAGGAAGAACTTGTTGCCGTAGCGCGTAAGCATAGTATTGGTGGGCTGCAGTTTGACCGCAAAGGATTGTTGGCGTTTGTTAAAGAAATCAAACAAAAGCCGCTGCGTAAAGAAGTCGTTCGCCGTTTGTTCTCTCATGGCATCCCGCCATCCGCAGAGTTTTGGTACGCCTACGCACGTGCGGTAGAAAAGGCACACGGTATCACGGAGGAATGATGGACACAGACCCAAAACTAAACCCCGACAGTTTCCCTCGATGGATGCTGTTTTCAGCTCAGCAGATGCCTGAAGGGTGGCTTATGCTACCAAAGCGCACAATGATGACCGGTGAACGCGAACAGATAGTAACAAGTCGGGTATGTACTAAATGCAAAGATGAAAAACCATTTAGTGCTTTTTGGGTGTTGAAAAGCGGGGCGTACGATTCTTGGTGCAAGAATTGTAGGAATTTTGTAAAACGAGAAAGAACAAAACGCAATCGGAATAAAAAATGACCGAGCTAATAACATGGTCGTACAGCAGCATCAAGACCTTTGACCAATGCCCCAAGAAGTATTACCACTTACGTGTAGCTAAGGATGTGAAAGACGAAGGTAGCGAAGCTACGCTATACGGTAACGAAGTACACAAGGCTGCGGAAGAATACATAAAGAACGGCATCCCCCTACCTGCCAAGTTTAATTTTATGCAGGATGTGTTGGATACCCTGAATCAGATTGAAGGTGAGAAACATTGTGAAATCAAACTGGGGGTAAGACGGACAAGCACAGGCTACGAGCCGTGTAAGTTTTTTGATAAGGATGTGTGGTGGCGAGGTATTGCTGACCTGCTTATCCTCCAAGACAACACAGCATTCCTAGTTGATTACAAGACAAGTAAGAACGCAAAGTACGCGGACACCAAGCAGCTAGATATAGTTGCCGCCGCAGTATTCCTGCACTTCCCGCAGATTGAGGTGATTAAATCAGCATTGTTGTTTGTTGTTAGCAAAGAATTCGTATCTAAGCGGCATGACATCGCTAACCGCGATTCGTACCTAGCAACATTTGAACCCGAGTTAGACAGACTTACGGCTGCACAGGAATCCGGAGTGTGGAATGCAGTATCCAGTCCGCTGTGCGGATGGTGTCCAGTAACGATGTGCGAACACTACAGGAGAAGGTAATGGGTGGCTTAGCATCTAAACAGTTAGCAATACGTAGCCCTGAATTTGAATACAACACTTTCGACAACATTGGGTTGGAGATGGAGGTGCAGATAGGGCAAGCGGGGGAAAAGCTCAGTGGGCTTGCGACCATCACCCTGCGCACCGACCAAATATCCGGTTACGACATGAAAGTCATGGTGCATAAGAGTAATGGTGCATGGTGTCAACCGATTGAAACTGGGGCGGTCTGCATCCAAGTGCGGGGGGAGTACGAACGGCAGATATTGATAGCGGCGCTTCAACAAATTGGTTTGATGACATTGCCCGTCTACGGCAAAATAGAGCGTGGCCCGTTCGAACCCTTTGAGGAGTGAAAAATGCCCTACGTGAACAAACCCCGCCCGTACAAGAAAGAGTACGAGCAGTACCAAGGAACCGAAGAACAGAAGAAAAACCGAGCCGTGCGTAATGCTGCTCGGCGCAAGTTGATGCGCACCGGTGGCGTAAGTAAAGGTGATGGCAAGGATGTGGATCATGTGAAACCCATATCAAAGGGTGGCACAAATAAGGGTGGCAACCTGCGGGTTAAAAGCGCAAGTGCCAATCGGTCATTCAAACGGAACTCAGATAGCTCAGTGAAGTAATGGAAATTGTAGATAACAAAGTACTGCTTATACGTACTAAACGACCACACCTGATAACCGAGCAGGTGAAAAAGAGTGCGGTTGTAAACCAAGAACAAGACATATACGAGGTGGCAGTGAATTGGGGACTAACCGAATCGCAAGCACTAGCAAAGCTGCGTATCAAAGACGTACCATCGACCATAACGCGCGACTACAAGTGGACGGGCAAGTTGCAACCGTTCGCCCACCAAAAACAGACTTCTTCATTTCTGACCCTGTATCGCAAGGGCTTTTGCTTCAACGAGCAGGGCACGGGTAAAACTGCATCGGCGATATGGGCTGCGGACTACCTGATGAAGGTGGGTGAAGTACGTCGCGTGTTAGTCATATGCCCGCTATCAATTATGAAGTCGGCGTGGCAGAACGACCTGTTTAAGTTTGCAATGCACCGTAGCTGCTCCATAGCGCACGGTGACCACAAGGCGCGGGCTAAGATAATCAACGCAAAGTCTGACTTCGTAATCATTAACTTTGACGGGTTAGCGGTGGTGAAGGACGAGATCATGGATGACGGTACGTTCGACCTGATCATCGTTGACGAAGCCAATGCCTATAAGAATGCGCAAACTAATAGGTGGAAGGTATTACGAGATATCTCCGCTAAAGTTAAGTGGATGTGGATGATGACCGGCACACCGGCTGCACAGTCTCCGCTTGATGCCTATGGGTTAGCCAAGCTGATTAACCCCGAAGGTATTCCTAAGTACTACGGTCAATTCCGTGATCAGGTGATGTACAAGGTGTCGCAGTATCGGTGGATACCCAAACCACAGGCTGAGAGTGTGGTGCATAAAGCCCTGCAACCTGCCATTCGGTTTGAAAAGAAAGACTGTTTAGATCTGCCGGAGTTGACATTTGTTGAACGCGATGCGCCGCTAACCGCCCAGCAAGCTAAATTTTACCGCACGCTGAAAAAACAAATGATGCTCACCACAGCGGGGGAGTCTGTTACCGCAGTCAACGCAGCGACTAACATCAACAAACTGCTGCAAATATCTGGCGGTGCAGTTTATTCAGATAGCAGAGAAGTCATTGAGTTTGACGTCAGCAACCGGCTGCAAGTCATCTTGGAAGTGATTGAGGAGTCGTCCCACAAGGTGTTGGTGTTCGTGCCGTTTACGCACACCATCG